TCCCTCTATCCTCCTCAGGACTTAGGGTTTCTTACCAGCTTATTCATTTAGGTTATTAAGCTATGCCCGTTTAACAGAGTTTATTTTGATTAACCATTACTGGCTAATTGGGCTACTATTATTAACCCATTCCCCGTTATACCATCTATCTAAAGGTTTACCACACTTCTGACAAATGAATCGGAAAGTACCTTCTTTAACAGTTTTAGCTAAAACGTCTACTCCGTCTTCATCCAAACACTCTATATTTTTCTCGTAATCTAGTTGTTGCCTATATCCACAAGAATCACACTTATGCATGTAAACTCTCTGGTCTGATTGATTCCATAATGCGTGGATACCGTAATCTGGTACTGTCTAATCTACCGTAGCTTTCGCTATACTTTAACACTGATTTACTCAGTCGGAATGGACTATATCACAACCCTGTCTTTTGGTACAGGGTTCTCTGCTTTACGGTCTATAAGTAACTTACGATAACTTCTTCCACTTGTGTATCTGAGTATGTATAAGGTATCCTGAGAAGATTGAATCCTTTTTGATTGGCATAACCATTTTTCAGGGAATCTCGTCTTTTCTGGGATTTCAATTTCTCTACCCCACCGAAGTATTGTACTTCTTTAAAGTGTTGGATTCCATCATACTCAATAAGTAAGTTGTATTTTGGTAGGTAGAAATCAAAAGGTAGTTTCTGATGATTAATTTTTAAGTCTTCAAATGCCTTTTTAATTTCATAGTCTACCTGATGTTTGTCTAGGATTTTACGAACAAGCCTCTCACCTCTAGATTGTTTACAGTAAGGACATCTATTACCTCTCAAGAAGTCTTTCGGGGTAACTGAGTATGTTTTATCGCACTCGATATGTCTTATAATTACTTGGGTTCGATTATTAACATACTCTGATTCCAAGGAAAATTCCCCGTCCGAGAGTTCGTCTACTTCTCGGCTAAACTCCTCCGTGGTTTTAACTTTATTCCCGAAACACTCAGGACATCTCTGCCCTCTTAGGAAGGCGTTAGGTGTCATCGAAAATATATGTCCACAATCTTTATGCTTTATTCTAATCTTGCTATGAGTTCTCCTGTATTCATCCAACTGAAGGTACTCTCCCTGAGCCACTTCGTTGAACTCCTTCTCGAATACCTCAGGAGGTTTCGTATTCCATTGACATTTACATCTTGTATTATCGTAAAAGAAATGATTAGGTGTGACTCTATAAATCTCACCGCACTCTTTATGTAGAAGGTCCACCTTCTCCGAACCTTTGATGTATTCGGATACTAAGATATATTCGTCTCCTATCCTGTCGTAGAGTCTTTTCTTAATCATATCTGTTGTTACTTTCTTAGCCACTATAACCACCCCTAATATGTTATACATCTACTATACCATAGTTAGGTACCTTAGGTTACTTAGTGGCATCTTAGACCTCTTATCTGATTCCAGTTGGTTCCATTTAACCAACCTGTCAGAAGTTTAGTCTCTAGCCATTTACAGCCTTACTGGGCTGATTTAGGACGGGATTACCTCTATCCTCCTCAGGACGTAGGCTCTCTTATCAGCTTATTTTCTTAGGTTATTAAGCTATGCCCGTTTAACAGAGTTTTCATCTGTAAGTTACCTTACAGAGCCCCACAAATTTCCGTAGGGGTTGACCATCTACGAATAATACCAAAGTTAGATGATGACATAGACTCCATAGCGGATATTTCTGCCCCGGCTGTTACACGGTCATACTCATCCAGTGATAGGTAGTCGATGTCAATACCTTCTACCGAAGCCCCTTTGGAAGCTGAACGGAATATTAAAAAACTGTCCCGGATTCTTTTCTTCTTCAAGGAATCTGATTTTTCATCTAGAATAGAAGCGTAATATCCCTCTGCCAATACAGGATTCAATCGGGTTGCTACGAACTCTTCCATCTGTCTGTTTGTAGGGAATGTGTACAAGCATTTAACTCCTGCATAACTATGTGTATCGGCAAACCATATCATCTCAGCTACCCCGATTTCAGACAAACCTAGCTGACGAGACTTGATAACGATTTTATCTTTATGTTGGTCGTTAATTATCATTTATACCCCCGGTTTCCCGGTATTTTAAAGGGATTAGACTATATCTTGACTTTACCTTTTGGTGTAAAGTCCCCTGCGTTACTTCTCAACTATAAATTTATCTATTTGTTCCTTTATTTCCTCGCTTGTTAGGTAGTAAGGTATCCTAAGTAACTTAATAGAGTTATCTCGGCAATATTTATCTTTTATTCGGTCATTGTTTTGTTGTTTGTCAAACTTCTCTACCCCTCCGAAATGCTCAAAGGACTTGTAATGTTGAATACCGTCATACTCTATTAATCCATATAATCTACCATTAGGAGTGAATACAGCAAAATCAAAGGGAAGTTCCTTGTAGTTAATACAGTCTTCAAATTTATACTGCCTCTCAAACTCTACTTTTTTGTCGTGAAGATATTTAGCCACGAATTTTTCTCCCTTAGATTCCTTACAAACTGGGCACCCACTTCTATACAAAATATGTGATGCTCTAACATCCCACTCATGTCCGCAAATAGTATGGAGTATTTTTACCTTCTCGTTGGCTCCTTTATACTCCGAACCTTCAGATAAAATATATTCATCTCCATGTTGGTGAAATAAATCCCTTTTAAACTTTTCTGTTGGTTTTCTAGTGACTGTCCAATCCCTACATGTCGGGCATCCTTTGTTTACCATAAGATTAGTCGGACTAGTATCGAAGGTTGTTCCACATACTTGGTGGGTAATCTTCATCTTGGTTCGATTATTTACATACCCCTGACCTTCTGGTAAGACGAATTCCCCCTTAAACTTATCCAGTAGCTCTTCCTTAAACTCCTCGGTAGTCTTTGATTTCTCTCTATATTGGCACTTGGGGCAACCTAAGGTACCCTTAGCATTAATAAGCGTATGTGGGGTAGTTTCCCATACGTTCCCGCACACCTTATGCTTAAACGTAGTTCTGGTTCTCTGAGTTGTGTATTCTCCTATCAATTCGAATTCCCCGAACTTTTCATTCTCTAGTCTCTTTTCAAACTTAGCTCTTCTTGTTGCTTTAGTTGTCTCCACGTAATATTACCTCCCTTCTTCCTCATTATTGTTTCTTTTTTTTTATAGTTGAGTTTTCTTATCTAGTCTCCTTCCGCCCATTTGCGGAGTTTTCCTAGAAATTTAGTCGTTAGAGGTTTTCTACCTATAAATATATAGGTTTCTTTCCTACGGGATTCCCTCTGACCTTCTCAGGCTTTAGGGTCTCTTATCAGCCTATTGATTATTCAGCTATGCCCGTTTAGCAGGGTTTAGAGTGAACAAATTATTTATCCACTTGCCACGGTCTATGTGCTTGTGCTCTTACAGAATCATGACCGCTTATGTGGAAGGTGATTGGGTGGTTTTTTACAGTGTGATGTCTTAGTAGATAAGAGGACGGATTAAGCATAGTAATAACATATGTTAGCTCTTCTTTTGTTAAGTCCGTCCTACCAAATGTTTGTTTGGCTATATGTGCTAATTGTGCTCCGTCTATATTCATCATAATTAAAATGCCTCCTCGTTTGCTTTATTTTGTGCTATATCCATCTTCCTAATTAGGTCTGCAACATCATCTGTAGACATAGATGTAACATCTAATTTTCCTTCCTCATCCTCTACCACCTTACCCGTATCTAAGGTCTCGTTAATTACCCTATCCTGCCTTAAGTTCAATTCCGGGAGTGTAGCTTGACCTGACTTACCTTCTAGGGCAGTCTCTATCTCGTTAATCTCTTTGTATGCCCCTAAAATACGGATAAAATCTGAAACGTTGTCTATTGGGATTTCCCCTGAGTCTAGTCGCTGAATAAACTGCTTTAACGACTTAGAAGCTGCTGCATTAATTAGCTCCCGCAACTCTTGCTCTGCTGATACTCCTTCTTTCCGTTTTTGGATTCCTTCTCTAATCTTATCATACATTGCCATCCTCTATTAACTCCCCTTTCTGTCTTAATGTTCTGTAACATGAATTTATGTCCTCACAAACGTCCACAATGAAATATTCGTTTAAGTGGAATCGTGTATGTGAGTGTATTGTTACATAACTCCCTTTATTTATTACAAGGGAGGATAAAGGGCGATTACACACCACACATAGCCTCGGTGTATGCACCCTCTTATCTCCTTTTTTAAACGTATGGAACCTTTCTGCTAAGCTGTACAAACTCCTTCTGTGGTCTACTACTTCTGCTTTGGTTTTCATGCTAGTCCTCCTCGTCATCGTCCCCTTCCTCTGAGAAATTGTTTTCTAGATACTTTTCGTAAGCCTCTAGCTTATCCTCTAGGAATTGGTCATCGTCAAAGTTTTCATCCTCAATAACGGACATGTAAAGATACGGTAGTTCCAATATCAGTTCACTTAGTATCTCGTTAAGTACAGCCATATTGAAGGATACGCCATACTTAAAAAACTGATTCATTAGAATAGTTTCATACTTTTTATGTAGCCCAGTAACTATCTCTTCTTCCTTGATGTCAGGTTCACTCTGAAGAAATGCGTAATCGTAAGCCATATGTGTAGAAACCAAAGTTATAACAGTTTCGATGTCTGTAACCAACTTATTAACGTAATTCGTATCCGGTACCGCCTTATCCTCTTTCTCTATTATCGGGGTTATAAACTTTGCACTACCAACCACCATAGGTGTAACATCCATTACCGCATAGTTCTGAATCATATTTTTGTACTGCTCCATCTCTTGCTCTGAAAGTCCAAACATTTTAAAAGCACCTACTTTCTATTGTTTGTTGTCCTGCACTTTGTAGTTCATAAGTGCCACATCTGTAATCGCCTTTAACTCACTTTCTATCTTTTTCCTTCGCTTTTGTATCATCTTGTCATAGAAAGTAACAACAGCGTAGGCTAATACTGCTCCACACACCAAATACGATAACGTTGTGTGTGGGATATAGATAATATGCTTGGACACTAGGTTAGTGACAAACATTGCCAAAGCCTCTGCTGCAAGGATAAGAAGTATTTTAATAATGGTATGTCTTCCTCTCATTGCGTATGCCTCCTTAAGTTAAGGTTATTTGTTATAATATAGGAGATACCAAGAAAACGCTAAACAAAGTACTATATTATAAGAAGAACATAAACGGAGAGGGTACCTATGTCTTATTTTGTTATCTCTATCGTTGTGTCCATAATGTTCTACACATTAGTTATGTACATGACATACATTAGTTCCTTTATATTGTTTCAGAGCTTCAAGTACAAGTTAATACTACCGTTAGTAAAAGTTTTAACTTTTGTTATAGTATGCTATATCTCTATTATATCAGATGTCTGGCTCTACAGCGACTTTATGTACTATACAATCACCGTCAAGAATGGCTCGTTAACGCTCCTTGCAGTTGCTTCACTTTTATATGCTAGAAAGTAGAAGGGAGAATAGGTATGAATGGTAATAAGTATCAAAGCACAATTAAAGTCGAGTTCAGAGACCTCATAAAACACCTCCTAGAAAGCAACCGCAAATCATTCCATATGTACACGATACATCGAGTATTATCCTTAGGGCTCCTGATTGATTTCCCGTTTGAATACCAAAAGGTGGACGACCCTAATCAAGTAGGTATCGAATTGGACTTGGGAGAACACGGAAAGGTTATGTTTATCGTGGACATTGAATCCAACTACGCTAAGGTTGCTACCGAGGGCTATCGAGAGGTCTTACAAAGGTTTCTAGAAAATTTTGATGTCTGTTTAGACAAGAATGTTAAGAAGAAGAAAAAGGGTTTTCTAAAATAAGAAAGGTGGGGGTTATATGTCTCACATGGAGAACGAACTTATTCACAAGCTAAAGCATATCGAGTTAGTCCTTCAAGACCATGATAATACCGCAGAGCAACTCAAGAAGGTCACTGATGAGCTAAAAAGTGTCGTACAAGACCTTGATAAGACTATAGCTATCCATTCTGAAAAGCAGTCCCACCTGTTCTATAGGATAGAGCAGCTACAACGTCAAATCGAGGCACTAGAAGTGAGTGGAGAAAAAGAGACAGGAAGACAAAGAGACCTAATCGAAAAGGCTTTAATGGCTTTTCTGGGGGCTCTGATTACGTACATATTCAGCTTAGCCGGGAAGTAATGTGATATAATAGAAAAGAAAGGACTGAGTAAATAAATGAGGGAAAAACTAGTAGAAGTAACTCTAATTGACGGAACGACTTGGTACGTTAATGACGGAGATGTCTTCAATACTTTCAATGTACCTGAAGACCCTTTAAGTGTTATAGCTAGCTTCATTCGAGGCTCTAGAGGACCTTTCCTTAGGGTTAACACAAAGCACACCTTAGATGGAGAAGACCGTCACATTAACGCTAATTACATCATTAGTATGAAGATTTACTATGATGGTAACACACCTGCATAAGAAAAGGACCCCGAGTTGGAGTCCTTTTTTTTGTTATTCATTCTCTGTTTTTTGTTGGTTATCTTTTAAACGTTCTTCAATCTCTTCAATTTCTTCCTGAGTTAGGTCTGTAAATAGTTCTCGGTAACCCACTCCGAAAATATCTTCTAACTCCATCATCTTAGCAGGTCTAGGGAACTTTACCCCATTTTCCCAGTAAGATACTGAAGAGTAGTTCACCCCTAAGCGGTCAGCCAGAGTGTAGATAGTGTATCCTGCGTCCATACGGTACTTCTTCAAACGTTTCGGACTCTTCTCCTTTTTCTTATTCACCTTCTGAACCCCCTTTGTTTTGTTCTCCTTAACTGCTGTTGTAATTGTTGTCATAATTAATCTCCTCCTAATATTTTTTATATTGTTTGTTTAACCTGTTGACTTAATGTTAACATATTATTGTTTCATTGTCAACAACCTTTTAAAAATTTTTGTTCCTGATTGATTTGTTATTTCTGAACTAACTACATCGTAACATTTTATTGATTGCTTGTCAACAGTTAAATGGAAAAGTAGTGTGATTTTTATTTTGTCCTATTTTGAACCATTGATACGACTGGGTTTAAGGGTATTCCTGAACAATAATGTGCCTATGTTATTTTATTGGGTCTGTATTTATATATTAATAATATCTATATATAAAAATTAATAATTAATAATTAATAATTAAATAATAATTAGAAATAAATATAAGGAAGACGGTAAAATTAAATAGGCACAATAAGCAAGGAAAGTGTTCAGGAAGGTTGGTATATCAGTAGGAGAAAATAGGAC